GTTTGAAAGCATTGACTCTGTAAACTCTATAGACTTTGCGATTCGTGAATTGATCGTAGCTCGTGAAGGCGCACAGAATGCCTTGTACATAACCACCGAAGAGGGCGGGATACATAAAGTGGATGCGGTTGAGGGCGGGGATGTTGTATCAGTCACACCTGGACAGGCATCTGCTGAGACAATTCCAGTTATTAGCCAGCTAACCACTCGCCAATTTGATGCCGAGAGTATGGATCGAAAAGTATTCAGCCGGTCCGAGATTCATATGAAATCAAATAGCTCCCAAACCGATACCGCTATTGAATATATAACCGAAGACCCTGACTCCACTACCGCATCAATTAATGCTTCTAGCTTACTAGGAAGCACTCTTGCCGACTCTGAGGATGCCTCCTTGAGGCTAAGAGTAAATAAGCGAGGCTTTGGGGTACAGGCAGACATTAAACCATTCTTAGGTCGCCCATACATTCGTGCAGTTAAAGTAGATGCAAGAATAACCAACCGATCTACCACATCTATTTCATAAAGAGGAAATAAATCATGGCCATATTATCAAGAGGACAATCCTTCGCATCAGGCGATCAAGTAACCGCACAAAAACTGCAAGACATTGTGGATCTCGCAACATTTGACGATCCAGCAGATGAGTCTACTATCGTTAAAGACCCAGGCACAGGTAAGCTTAAAGTGCCAAGCAATGGCATCGGCTCAAACGAGTTGGCAAGCGATGCTTCAACAGATGCAAATCGTGCTGTCAATACTGACCATATTAAAGATGGGTCCGTCACAGCGGCCAAGCTCAATAGTGCGGCGGTAAGTGTACTTATGCCGACTGCATCGCTTATGCCTTATGCTGGAACAGCCGCTCCCACAGGTTATTTCTTATGCGATGGGTCAGCAAAAAGTAGAACGACATACTCAGCACTTTTTGGGATCATCGGCACAACCTACGGCGTAGGAGATGGATCAACCACATTTAATATACCTGACCTTCGAGGCCGAGTAATTGCCGGTCAGGACGATATGGGCGGTTCTTCTGCTAATCGATTAACCAACCAAACAGGTGGATTAAACGGAGACAACCTAGGGGCTACAGGTGGGGCTGAGACGCACCTCCTCACAGCCGCAGAATCGGGACTGCCCGCACACAGTCATACGCAAGGCGCTCAAGCAAGTACAGGCGGGGCTATCGAAAGTCTATCAGGAGGGAGTAGTGGAGGAAGCTACACAAGTACAGGCACAGTTACCGCGCAAGACGCATCCTCCGCCCACAACAATGTCCAGCCCACCATCATTTTAAATTACATCATTAAAACCTAATCGAATTATGAATTTATGGAATTTTGTACCGCTTTACACCGATTACGATGATTACGGATTGGTGGAACGATTATTAAATGCAGGCAAGGCAAAGACATGGACGAATGATCGAGGCCAACAGGTAACTTCGGATGGGATTATTTTTACCTCTACAGAAACTAAAGACCCAGGTTTCGATAAAGCGATGGATGAATTTAACAACCAAGCACCGGAAGGAGAATCATTGGCCTATATAAATCCAATTGAACGAGAAATATTAAATCGTTCGGGTGCAAGCGGTCAGATGACTGACTCGGGTATAATGTCCTATGCCCCTGAAGATCCATTGAAGCAAGCCGCCACAGTCCTTAATATGGCCGCACCGGAAGGCGAGGAACTTGCTTATATTAATAACGAAGAAGCCGAGCTATTAAAATCAAAAGGCGGAGCGGGTGTGCCTGTAAATTCGTCAGGAGTTCCATCATTCTTCTTAAATAAATTATTTGGCGGTGGAAAAGATGCACCAGCCTTAGAAAAGTTCGATGTGGGAGGATCGGCAAGAGAGTATGTAAATGCGATGTCCGATCCAGCCTTGCAGAATAAACTACTGCAAACCCGTCAACGCTACGACCCACAGTACCAGGATTTACAACTTAGCCTGGCTCGAAGAGCGGCTGATCCAATGGCACAGCTTGCCGAAGATCAAGCAATGCGTTCCCAGGAGTTTGGTTCTCAAATGGCCGAGCGCCAAGCGGGGTCAGATATCTCCCTAATGAATCGATTTGGGTCAGACATGACTCAGGCTATTCGATCATCCGATCCACTCATGCAAGCCCGAGTCGAGCAAGCCAACAAGATGGCCGCCGATGCGTACCGCGAGAGTCAGATGACCGACTTATCACCGGAGATGCGCAGACGGGCAACTCAGTCTGCCCGTGAAGGTTTAGTCTCCAGGGGTCGAGAAATGGATAATGCAGGCATTGCCGCCGAAGCGATGAGCCGTGAGGATTATCTAAGGGATATAATTGGTAATAGCAGAAACCAGGCACAATCGCTTGGCAGTTATGCTATGCGAGGAAACCAAGCAACTTCATACGATCCTAGAATGCTTACCGGTGGTGGACAGAACTTCGTCCAACAGGGCTATGGCCAACGAGCCGCAATGTTTGGAATCCCACAAGAGCAAGTCACACGAATTAATCCCGATGCTGGAGTAAATATTGGAATGGCCGAATATTCAAATCGTGCGAATTACTTAGCGAATACTTATGCGGCTAAGGAACAAGCGGCCGCAGGTGCGGCTAGTGGATTAATGGGTGCATTAGGTTCACTAGGCGGAGGTATGCTACAAGGCGGATTCTCCAAAGGTGGTAAATTTAATAAAGGCTAATATTATGGCAATCGGAGACACAGTACAAGCGGGGTTATTAAGAGCAGACTTCAGTCCCATTCAGAAAGCGGGACAGGCACAGGCACAGGCGAATCAAGCATTTGGTCAGACACTAGGTGGACTCGTTGATAAGTTCTATCAGAAGAAGAAAGAAAAAGCTGAGAAGGAACAACTCAAGCAAGCGTACTTAAAATTAGGGATGTCCGAAGAGGTAGCCGATGCCGCCAAGAATGACAAAGATTTAGCCGGTCAGTTTATTAATAAAATGAATGCAGATCGGAATTACGATTTGCAGATGGATCAGTTTAACCAATTAAAAAGTGTCCAAAACTTGCAAAAGAAAAGAATTAAGCAAGGGATTGCCAATACTAAGGCTGATCGATTGAGGGACCAAGAGGCGAGGCTAAAAGAACAAACAAAAGCAGAAGACCTCGACAGATTTATAGGCACTCGAGAAATGGTTAATATGCCTATTGGTGTACAGGATCAAAACCCACTCATGCGGGGAGTTAAACAGCCTACTGCACAAGTGCCACAAGGCGATTACATGGGCAATCGATTCATGCAGACCGAGCAGGGAAGAAGTGATTTTACAAGTATGGTCGATGCCGGCATTGACCCATCCGATGCTTTAGATATGGCAAGCAAGTTTGAGGCTCAGGAGTTGGCGAATCAGCCGAAGGCTCAGAAAATAGTCCGAACAATTACTGTGCAGGATGGCGAAGGAGGCTTTACACAGGTTGGAGTAGATGAAGCAGGTAATCCTGTGAAAGACTTTGGACCACCTAAACCTTCGGGGATGTATCCAACTCCTAAAGAACAGGCTAAAGGAAAAGAGGATATATTATCAGTTGAGAATGCTAATGAGTTTGTAAATCAAACACGCACAAACTCATTAGAATCTGCGAAGTCTATAAGACCTGCCACTCGAGCATTAACCTTACTCGAAAAAGGAGATTTGGATACTGGTGGTATTGCAGAATTAAAAACAAATACCATTGCGATGCTTGATAGCTTAGGGATACCAATCGACAAAGAAACAATGGATAAAGTTGCCAATACTCAAAACTTTCGTGCAGAGGTTGGTAAGTTTCTTTTCGAGAATATCAGTAATACAAAAGGCTCTATATCTGAGAAAGAAATGGATATATTTGCTAAGATATCACCAGGCTTACAGATGACTCCCGAAGCCAATAAGGTACTACTTCAATATGTCATAAAGAAAGCTGAGCGAGATAAAGACAGGGTGAAATTTATTCAAGATATGCGCCGTAAAGGAGTAGGTATTGTAGAGCAAAGAAATCGTTTGGAGGATTATATGATTGAAAACGATTTATCCGAAGTTCTTTCACCTATTGCCGGTCAGCCGAGTGAACAGACCCCTCAAAACACCTTTAACCTAAATGGTCAAAATGTGCAGGGAGAGGTTGTCGGAACAAAACCTAATGGCGATAAACTAATTAAAGTAAACGGACAGATATTCGTTCAGCCTGCTCAATAATGGACGAGCAAACACTTAGCCTTATTCCTGCAAGCGAGGAGGATTTGCAGTACCTAAATCTTGAGCCTCAACCGATTAATCTAGTCCCCGCAAGCCAGGAAGACCTCCAGTATATAACGCCTGTCCTTCAACAGCCAACCATGCTCGATATGACGGCTGACTTTGAGACATTCAAAGCATTTCGTAAGGCTGGAGCTTTCGACTCTCAAAAGTCAATTGGTGAATCTATTGTAGAATCAGGTGCAGGTATGTTATCTGATTTTTGGCAGTCTGCTAAAACATTACCTGTGAGGTTTGCTTCAAACTTTTTGTTTTTAGATAAAGTAAATGATATCTACAAGCCACTCGGTAAGGTAAGAACCCAAGCAAAAGCCACATCTTTACAAACCTACGGAAACCTTGAGTTAGATTATAAACAACTAACTTCAGCGATTATTAGGGGAGTCCAAAAACCTTTCCTTGAGGACGAGTCTGAGGAGGATTTAATGTCATCCTACGAGTTTTTTAAGACTCAGGTTGAACTTGAGCATCAACGCCAAGGTAAGGCCGCCGAAATGGTAACCGAAGGTTTCCTTGGTATGTCCCCTGAGTTCTTAACTCTCGGTATGCCCGAAGAGGAAAGAGAGCAAATTCGCACACAACAAGTCATGCCCGACATGGCCGCCGCTCGAGGTGCAACTATGACGGGAGATCCTGTTGGGCTTTTGCCATTAGGCTCTGCATTCAGACTAGCAACAGGTACAGGCAGACAAGTATTAAGAGGAGCCGAAAAAGCCTTACTTAATGAGACAATGGATCTCGCCAAGTTGCAGGTGAATATGAAACAGGCTCTCAATAGAATTGGGGATAATACTGTTAAGAGTAGAAGGCTCGCAATAAAACAAGCACCGGCAAGAGCTAGGCTAGAAAAAGGATTAGCCGAAGTCACCGAGAAGATCGCAGAAAACAAAGCAAAGCTAAAACCACTAGCGGCCAAGCGGGATATGGCACTTACCGATATTGCATCAAAACTGCCAGCCAATCACCCGCTAAAAGAGTTCCTTAACGAATCCCTCAAAGATGTCCCCGTAAAGCAACCGCTTAACCTACTAAACAAGGCAGGAGGGGCGACACTAATAGGCTTGGCAAAACCTGTTGAGTTTTTGGGCAATGCCTTGCAGTTCATTAGAACACTTCCCCAGGAGACTGCTATCAATATGTTAATGAAGGCAGGGGAAAAGGCTGGAGTGGAAGTTACCGAGCAACAGGCTAATCTTCTTATCAAAAGCGGAGTTGTTGGTGGAGTAGGTTACGGAGGCTATCAGTTCTCTGAGCAGTTTACAGACAGCGAGGTTGGTAAACTTGGCGGGGCTTTATCCTTCCTGCTAGGTCCACAGTTCCTCTCCCGATTCGGAAGAAATACTGCAATCCTCGGAAGAGAGGTAATGAAGCCAACCAGCGACATGGCATTCTTTTCCAGGCTCGCATCCAAGGATGCTGAAAAACTGACCACCCAGTTAATTGATCGTACTGCAATTATTCCAGCCTCCTCCGTAGCCCGTAAAGTAACAGGAGCGGCAGAGGGCAAGGTAATGAGCAGAATGGCAGGTAAGGAGGCATTTGGTAATATGTCACAAGGCGGACAGGCCGCTGTAAACTTTTTAGACCGTACAGGACTTGGGAGATATGTGGAGACTGCTGGTAGACTCGCCAAAGGTGCTGGAGTGGGAGGCGCGGTAGGCGGAGCCTTCGGCCTCGCGGCAAGTGGTGGTGGAGATATGCCCGAAGCTATATACGGAGGAATCGGTGCAGGAATGCTCTTTGGTTCTGCCGGTGCATTAGGGGCAGAGGTTGTCGGGTTTAGTGGACCAATCAATCACATGGAAGCCCGATACGGGGATTGGATGCACTACACCGAGAACTACTTACCCGCCAATCAGAAGGACGCATTTAATAAACTGAACCGAGATGTTCAGATGGCGGTGGCAAATAAAATCGTAGCCAACCCAAGCCTATCGATTGAATATGTCAGCAATGGTAAAAATGCAGAGGGTGGATACTTCGACCGAGTAACGGGTGACATCGTCATCAATACAGACTCACCCCGAGCGATTGAACCATTACTTGCCCACGAGTTCACTCACTACTTGGAGCAGACAGGAGGAAAGCGTAAATTCATCGACCTACTCATCGGTAATCCGATCACCGGCAAGCCTGGTATATTTGTCCAACGGGTAACCAAGCAGAACCAATCTAAGTACCCGGACCTAAAGGTAGGAAATCCGATTATGGTCGGGGAGGGGGCGAATCGTAAATTCCTTCTCAGCGATGAGTTTGAACAAACTCGCACAGAATACGGCAAGAAGCTACAGGACACACTATTGGATTCAGAGGGTAATAAAATGTCCGATGCTGACCTCGCTAAAATTATGACTGATGAACAAACAGTCAGCGAGATTGTGGCCGAGCATGGTACAGACTTCCTCCTCAACGATCCAAGAAGGTACAGAGATAAAAGACGGGGAACAATCGGCAAGATCATGGGCGGCATACTCGATACTGAACTCGTGCAAAATATCCCACTCCTTCGTCAGACAATCGCGATGATGGGTGGAACCTTTCGCCCCGATGGCCGCCTGATCACCGATAATAAATTATTCTCCAATCTAAAAAAATACCCACAAATCACCGAGCTTGTAAGAAAGTACAACAGGGAGATCGAGGGCATGAGTCCGCAAAGGAAAGAGTCCCTCGAGCAAAAGGGCGATATTCAGGGCAGAGAAATTAAGTCTAGCGGAAGGTCCACCAAGGAGGTAGTGGTCGATATAAAGTCTACAGAACTCGCTAAAAGCCCACAGCTTGCAGAACTCCTAAGAGCGGGAACACTCCTACAAATAGACAAGGATGGAAATGTAATACCCAACCTTGCTATGACCGCAAGAGAGCAGGGGAAATACAATCGCTCATTTGCTGAGAAACTCAAAGAGGCTGTCGAGGAGAAGGAGAAAAATGAGGGATTGCCGGAAGGCCATGTACGCCCCGAAGTCAATCCCAAGACTGGCAATATCCGCTTTGTCGGCCGATACCTCGATGACTCAGTAATCGATAAGCTCGAAAAATCAGGCAACTGGAATAAGGATCAAATACAGACCCTCAGAGATGTAAACTCAAACATCCGCAACAAAGGCGGGAACGAGTATTTAATGACCTACTTTAAGGCCGCAGGGCAGGGCGGTGGAAGGTATGTAAATGCCAAGGTAGAGAATCATATCGAAGTTCCCTACGGGTTTGAAATAACGCAGAAGAACAACATCATTCTGCGTACCGTATCCGTTAACCAGCTAGTCAAAAATATTGATCAATTAGCTAGGCAACAACAGGGAGAACTTACCCGCCTATATGGAGCAGATATCGCACAGGCAAAAATAAAGCTCCTGCAAGACCTCGATCAGTACCACCGAAATCATGCAGACGGCCTACCTGGTAGAACGGGATTGGATGCCAATCAGGACATCGCTAAATCCAAGGCAGACTTTATAAATTCCGCTTTCGGTACAGGCTCAAAAGACCAAGCCGACTCCAATCCTTGGCGACAAAGCCTTGGCAAGAAGAACCCCCGAGATGTTTACCGATCCAGGCGGATCGAACGGATCGGCAAGATGGAACAATTATCAGGGACTCGATTCATCGATTACGATAAAATCAATAAGGCGTTCATCCCAGCCTACCACGGCACACCGCACACCCTAGCCCCCGAGCCTGGCGCGCCCTTGGGCAAGTTCAGAACATCGAAGATCGGTACGGGCGAGGGCGCGCAGGCCTATGGGCATGGGCTTTACTTTGCCGAGAAGAAGGAATTGGCGGACCATTATCGGAAAAAACTTTCAGGCAATATAGATGAATCATTTTTAAAGTACGATGGACAGCCGTTTGATTTGAGTAACCCAAAGCACGAAACCGCTAGAATGTTAAGTAGGGAGGCTAAAGCATTGGGAAAAAGTAAAAACCAAGTTAGACCACGCTTGATATCTTTAACTAGAGAACGAATCCAAGGAGGAGGGCTACATCCATCCGTGAGGGATAGAATAAAAAGTGTTCTTAAAGTTCTTGAAAACAAACAAGAGGCAAAGACTAACGAAGGCTCCCTCTACAAAGTCGAACTCGCCCCGAAGGAGAACGAGTATCTGCTATGGGATAAGGATTTTTTTGATCAGTCTGAATACATCCAAGACATTTTACACGAAAATGGCATGACCATAGGTTCGGATACTGGAATGTACACAGGAGAGCAGATTTATAAGTCTCTAGTCTGGGATCATAAGTCAGATAAACGAGCTTCAGAAATTTTGAGAGAAGCCGGCATACCAGGCATCAAATACCTCGATGGTTCATCCCGATCCAAAGGCGAGGGCGATTACAATTATGTAATCTTCGATGAAGCTGATGTCACGGTGACCGACAAACTCTTCATGCCAGCCCCAACAGACCTACAGGCCCGTAAGAATATGCAGACCTTTTTAACGGCAAATGGTAAACCATTCTTCGCTAAAAAAGTAAAAGGTGGATACAGGCCACAAGTTCTTTACCATCGTGGGACAATTGGCGAGGTACTTAATGGAACAAATCTTTTTGAATCTCAAGAACAATTTAAGAAAAAACTGGGAGACAAACCTAATTGGGAATTTCAAAGACGGACTGAAAAGGCGTCCAAGTTTTTCAAAGACCATTTTGGAATGGAGGCTAAAGATGCCATTTACACCTCAGAAAATTTAGGTGGAAGAAGATCTGAAAACTACAAAACTAAAAAGGGTAAATTTAGAAAATTCAAAGAGAATGATTCTGACCCAGTTAATGAGTTACCCAAAAATACAATTCGGGTGATATCAAACATCTCAAAGGTATGGGATTACAAGAATCCAAAGGATATTGAGAGAGTCTTAAAGGAAATTGCAGAAAAATTTACTACCCCTCAAATGTTTGAACATTCATACAGAGACATGATGAAAATCAATTGGCTCGCAAATCATGGACTCCGAAACGCATTAGATACTGAAGGGACATTATTTGCCCAAAGATCATTTATGGTTGAGTTTTTGGATAACTTTAACCTTTTTGATAAATACAGAATCGATAAATCTAAATTATTATCTGATGTTCAGTATTTAAAAGAAGTGCAAGCAGGTATTCGTTATGTAGCAAATATGCTTGAAAATGTTGGATCAGACATTGCATTTATGAAAGGAATAATAAAGGATCAAAGTGGATATAATCTTTCTGATGGTTATTGGAATAATGAATCATTAATCCCCATCATCGAAAGTTTAGGTTATGAAGGAATGCGTAATATCGATTCTGATTCTGGTTCGGAAGTACCCTCTAAGTCTGTTTTAATCTTTGACACCAAGAATGTAAAACTGATTCATGGCAAGGGATTCAAAAACTATGGAACATTTGATTCCAACAATCCCGACATAAGGTATATGCCAGCCCCAACAGACTTACAGGCCCTTAAGAATATGCAGACTTTTTTAAGGGCAAATGGTGAGCCAATCTTCGCTGAGAAAGACAAAAGTGGAAATTACATTCCAGAAAAGTTTTACCACTCTGGATTTATTGGTACTAGCACACCAGAATACATGACAAACAAGGGTGCTGATTTTGCTTGGACTCCAGATATTGAAAGCGCTGATACGAAAGCATTCTTTGTGACTAAGGACAAAAAATTTGCAAACCAGCATCTAGCCAGATATTTTAATGATAGTGTCAGTGGACTACCTCCACCAATCGAGGTAATCACAAATGCATCCAAGGTTTGGGAATTTAATAACCGAGATCATGTAAACGCAATAATGGATGCGGTAAATGAAGCTGACCTTTCTCGCTTTAGTTCCTACAAAAAAAATGAAAAGCTCAAAAGCGAAAAGCAAAAACTGGAAGAGCAAACTCTAAAAGAGCAAAATCTAGAGCAAGTCAAGTCTGGGGATTGGCGACTCATTGAATACGCTCTAGATAAAATTAAAGACTTAGGTTTTGATGCATTTCTAATCGAAGAGATGGGTCAAATTAATGTCGGAATCCTTGATCCTAGAAATGTAAAACTCATCAAGGATGAAAGCGTTGTGGATCAATTTTCTAGGTTTAAAAGAGAAGGCAAAGTATTAGGAACATTCGATCCAAACAACCCAGACATTAGGTATATGCCGGCAAGCGAAGCGGGTGCGGGGAAGGGGAAGCAAGCCGAGGCCGCAAAGCTATGGAATGAGAAGGGTACGGATTCGCCATACTTTAAGAAGTGGTTCGGCAAGTCCAAGGTAGTCGATGAGAACGGCGAGCCGTTGGTGGTTTATC